GAAGCAGTATTCGATGGGCAAACACCTGCTCTTAGAGGTGTATGATGTTGATTTTGAAGCGATTAATGACGTAGAATCACTTCAAAATGCTATGATTAGAGGCATAAATCGTGCGAAAATGACGATTCTGAACACATTTTCGCATTGTTTTATACCACAAGGGTGTACAGTCGTCATTGCACTCGCAGAAAGTCACGTTTCTTGCCACACTTGGCCAGAAAATGGGTGCTTAGCAGTTGATGTGTACACTTGTGGTGAAGGAAATCCAAAATTAATCGCTCTTGAGATTCTCAAATACCTCAATTCTGACTCATATACGATTCGTGAGATAGATCGTTAAATAGTAGTAAGGAGATAGCAACCTCCTTTATAAAAGTTCTGTTTTATTCGTTAAAACAGGAGCTACTATGTCCAACTTACCAGTCGATAGAGACAAAAATTATATGTATGAAATGTGGGGAACTAAGAAATTAGTCACTGATTATGGTCAAATTGAGCAAAAGAGAGTCATTCAAGAGGTTATGCACGACCCTGCACCCAAACACGATTTACATAAACAAGTTGAGTTGCACGAAAAGATTAGAAATGATGAAGACTATGATGATTGGGAGTATGGAACCGATGCAATCTATGGTTCTCCCTGGAAATAGTCATAAATAAATAAAGAAATTTTATGTCCGATGGCTGTTACAAGGATATCTAGATCATTTAAAGATATTAGTTTATCCTTTGAACCACATCCCGTTACAAAGGATCTGCCTGTTTTGAATAATGAACGTGCTATTATGCGTTCAATACGCAATTTAGTAGAAACTATTCCTACAGAAAGGTTTTTTAACTCTGTTCTTGGGTCAAAAGTTCGTTCAAGTTTATTTGATTTTGTTGATTATGGTACTGCTGGCGTCATAAGAGATCAAATTATCAATACTATTCAAAATTTTGAACCAAGAGTGAATAGTGTTCGAGTGAATGTTGATCCAAATCCTGATGAAAATGCGTTTGAAGTTACAATATTCTATAACATCATCGGACAAGAAATTCCATCACAGCAATATTCATTCATTCTAGAGGCAACAAGATAAAATGCCTTTTACTAAGTTTTCCAATCTAGACTTTGATCAGATTAAAGCTTCAATTAAAGATTATTTACGTGCGAATTCTACATTCACCGACTTTGATTTTGAAGGATCTAACTTCTCAGTTTTAATCGACACTCTAGCATATAACACTTATATTACAGCATTTAACTCTAACTTAGTTGTAAACGAATCTTTCTTAGATTCTGCAACTCTGAGAGAGAATGTTGTTTCTCTAGCAAGAAATATTGGGTACGTACCACGCTCCAGGATTGCCTCTGAGGCGGTTGTTTCATTTGACGTGAGTACTACAGTAAGTACTTCTACACTGACCTTACAGGCGGGTCTAGTATGCACTGGTAACACAGAAAATACATCTTATGTGTTCTCTTCTCCAGAGAATGTTTCTGCAAGTGTTGTAAACGGGATCGCAGCATTTAATAACGTTAGAATCAAGCAAGGAACGTTTTTAAGAAAACAATTTGTAGTTGATGGATCATTAGATCAGAAATTTATCTTAGATAACTCTTTTATTGATACTTCAACAATTGTTGTATATGTAAAAGGATTAAGTGATACTGGATTAGGTAGAGAATATTCAGTTGCTGATAATATTTTTGATATAGACGGTACTTCTGAAATCTATCTGATTCAAGAAATCAAGGATGAAAAATATCAAATTTTATTTGGTGATGGAAAGTTTGGTAAGAAATTAGAAAATGGATCTGTAATCACAGTCACATACATTGTGACTGATGGTGAGGATGGTAATGGAGTCAATTCATTCTCCTTCGCAGGAACTCTGAAAGCTTCCTCAGGAAATACAATTATTCCAACAAATACTATTGTAGTTTCTACAAATCAAAGATCTCAAAATGGATCTAACATTGAGAACATTGATTCGATTAGATACTTTGCACCAAGAATATATTCTTCTCAGTACAGAGCTGTTACTGGAAGAGATTATGAGGCGATTATAAAGACAAAAATATATCCAGATACTGAATCTGTTTCCGTTGTTGGTGGAGAAGAATTAGATCCACCTCAATTTGGTAAAGTTATAATCAGCATCAAACCAAAAAATGGTTCATACGTATCTGAGTTTAATAAACAGCAAATTCAAAATAAGTTAAGACAGTACACAATCGCTGGTATAGAACCTCAAATTGTTGACCTACAGACGCTATATGTGGAAGTAGATTCTTCAATCTACTATAACTACTCACAAGTATCAACCGTCGATGATCTCAGAAATAGAGTAATCAACTCTCTGAATACTTATGCAGCATCACCTAACTTGAATGCGTTTGGTGGTAGATTCAAGTATAGTAAAGTACTTCAAGTTATTGATAACACTGATTCTGCAATCACATCTAATATCACAAAGGTTAGAATCAGAAGAGACTTAAAGGCACAAATTAATAGACTAACCCAATATGAAATTTGCTTTGGTAATCAGTTCCACGTAAAGGAATCTGGATATAACATCAAATCAACTGGATTTAATCTGTTTGGAGTATCAGATACCGTTTTCTTCACAGATACTCCCAACTCAGATCTCAAGACTGGTATCATTTCAATCGTAAAACCATACTCTGTTACTGCAGAAGATGGAACAACATCTGTGATAAAAACATCAGTAGTTGTTCAATCTGCAGGAACTGTTAACTATGAGACTGGTGAGATCCTTATCGGATCAATTAACATAACATCAACGGACCTTTCTGGGGATATTATTGAAATTCAAGCATATCCAGAATCAAATGATGTGATTGGACTTAAGAATCTTTATGTCTCATTTGATGTTTCAAAAAGCACAATAAATATGGTTAAAGACGTAATTGCTTCTGGTGATGATATATCTGGAGTTGTATTTACTAAAGATTCTTATAGATCAAGCTATTCAAACGGAGAACTAACGAGGTCGTAATATGATACAAACTGGTTTTGAATCTAGGGTTAAGATACAGCAAATTATTGATAGCCAACTTCCAGAATTTATATTAGATGAAAACCCAAAGGCGTCAGAGTTCTTAAAACAATACTATATTTCTCAAGAGTATCAAGGTGGTCCGATTGATATTTCGGATAACCTTGATCAATATTTAAAAATTGATAACTTAATACCAGAAGTCGTAGTTGGATCTACAAAACTTACTACTGGTATTTCTTCAACTGCTAGCACAATTCAAGTGTCTAGCACCAAGGGATTCCCACAATCCTATGGTCTATTTAAGATTGATGATGAGATAATCACTTACACCGGAATCACAACAAACACATTTACTGGATGTGTTCGTGGATTCAGCGGAATTACCACATATAATGCAGGAATTACAACCACCAACACAACAAATTATGTTGGTGATTTAATCTTTAAAACTTCACAGGCTTCGGCACACAGTGCAAATAACACTGTAACCAATTTAAGTTCCCTATTCTTAAAAGAATTCTATAAAAAATTAAAGTATTCCTTTACACCTGGTCTAGAAAATCTAAATTTTGTTCCTGATCTAAACGTAGGAAACTTCATAAAAGAATCAAGAACTTTATATCAAGCAAAAGGAACTGAAGAATCTTTTAGAATCCTTTTTAATGTCCTGTTTGGAGAAACTCCAAAGGTTATTAACTTAGAAAATTCACTCCTTAAGCCATCTTCTGCAAATTATGTAAGAAGATTGGTTATCGTTGCTGAAAGAATTTCTGGAAATCCTCTGCTACTATCTGGACAAACAATTAAAAAGACTACAGATGATTCTACAACTGCATCTGTATCTGAAGTAGAAATTATTAGAAGAGGGCAGAAAGTCTATTACAAACTATTTTTATTTGTTGGGTATGACGATGCTTCCCCAACAATTACTGGAACATTTGGAATTACTGCTAGCACAAAGGTAATTGAAACTGTTCCCGTAGAAGGTGAGGTTATTACTGTAGATTCTACTATTGGATTCCCAGAGTCTGGTACATTATATTCAGGTAATAATGTAATCACATATACCAGTAAGAGTATAAATCAATTCTTTGGATGCTCAGGTATTGATGAAGAGATAAATCCTACTGATAATGTAAGATCAGATGAAACTTATTATGGATTTGAAAACGGAGATCCAAATAAACTTGTTGAACTAAGAATCACCGGTGTCTTATCTGGATTCAATTCAATCACACAATCATCTTCAATTGATGTTGGTGAAGAAATTTCTGTTAAAAATCTGGGTGAAATCATTGAAAACCCAGTAGAAGATTCAACATACAAAGAAATTTTTGCAAATAGTTGGACATATAACACCAGTTCAAGATACCAGATTGATACTTTTGCATCTGGAACAATATCTCAGGTCACTTTAAAGAGTAATATTGATAAATCAAGTCTAAAAGTTGGAGATATTATTGAAATTTTAAGTAGGGATAGTGAAGTTGTAATAGCTTCCGACCTAACAGTAACCCAAATTAATGATAGACAGGTTACAACTGATGGAACTTTTACCCTTAATCAGTCTTTTGAATATGATATCAGAAGAAAATTACTAGTTGCTACATCTTCTCAAATACCACTTGAGTATTCAAACATAACTGGTGATGTTCAAAATGTATATAATGAGAACAATGAGTATATGTATGTTGCATCAAACTCATTGCCTTCCTATGAAATTTCTACAGAAATCTTTAGTTATAATGCTTCATCAGTTTCAGGTCAAGATGTAACCACTGGTTACTACTCCATCATAAACTTCATTGATAAAGTTTCATTCTATACTGGATCTGAAGTATACTACAAACCATCAGGAACCGCAATGTTTGGGTTATCTGAAGGGGTATACTACGTTGAAGTAATTAATGATGAGCGTCAAATTAGACTATATCGTTCAAGATCTTTCATAGGATCTGATAGTTACGTTCAATTTGGAAGTTTAACTTCAGGAACTCATAATTTTACCCTGAATAGTCAAAAAGAATCTATCATCTCACCACAAAAGATTCTAAGAAAGTTTCCACTAAATGTTAATATTGCTGATGGTGATTCAGATTTAACGCCAGTATCATTTGTTGGAATGCTGGTTAATGGTGTTGAAATTAGTGGATATAAAACAAATGAAAAAGTTTATTATGGTCCACTTGAATCAGTTCAAGTTTTAAATGGTGGAACAGGATTTGATGTAATAAATCCACCTTTACTCACCCCGTCCTCGGGTGGGGCGCTTCTTCAGCCAGTTGTTAGAGGATCATTTGAAAAGATTTATGTAAATCCACAAGACTTTGATATTAATGCAATCGTGTCTATTGCAGTTACTGGAGGAAATGGAAAAGGAGCAACATTTGAACCCGTAATTGAGACAAGAAAAAGAGGAATTGAATTTGATGCTAGACAAATTGGATTTGGTGGTGGTCTAGACATTACTAATGAAACTATTACATTTTTAAATCCTCACGGACTAATTGATGGTCAGGAAATTACATACAATCCTGAAAATAATTCATTGATTGGTATAGGAACATTTGGTGGACTTGACGTTGATAGTGGTCTGACTCTTAGAAAGGGTGCAACATATTTTACCAAATATATTAGTAATAATACAATTCAAATTTATCAGACTTTATCAGATTATAGATCTGGAATTAATACTGTAGGATTTACTACAATAGGTAATTCTGGTATTCATAAATTTGAAACAGACCTTAAAAAGACTTTGACTCAGATTAAAGTTATTAATCCCGGAAGTGGATATGAGAACAGAAAACTCAGAGTAAATCCATTAGGTATTTCAACTGTTAACAGCACAGTAGAATTTAAAAACCACGGATTTTCTGATGGTGATTTAATTACTTATTCTACTGCAGTTGGTGTTGGTACAACAGTCCCAGTTTCTATCTCTGGAGTTTCAACATCAAATCAATACTACGTTCTTAAAGTAGATAATGATACCTTCAGAATTACAAATGCTGGAGTAGCAGGAACAAATACTTCAAATTATTTGAGAAAAAATTATGTAAAGTTTGGAAGCACTGGTTCAGGATATCAAGTTTTCAGTTATCCAGATATTTCATTATCAGTACAGTATAGTATCGCAGGTGTTGGAAGCACTCAACCTGTTGGTCAAATTGAAACTACACCAATTGTGAGAGGTAGTATTGTTGATGTATATGTCTATGAAAAGGGATCTGATTATGGATCAAACATCCTAAACTTACATAAGAAACCAAAGATCCTTGTTAAGAATGGTAAGAATGCTCAACTAAAACCAGTAATTATAAATGGACGTATTGAAGACGTTACTGTCCAATACAGTGGTTCTGAATATTATTCAACACCTGAGATCAAAGTTTATGGTAGTGGAACTGGTGCTCTTATCAAGCCCGTTATTGTAAATAATAAACTTACAGATGCAGTTGTAATAAATCCAGGTGTAGGATATACTGCTTCTACTACAACGATCGTTGTTGAAGCATCTGGTAAGAATCAAATTTTCAATCCTCAAGTAAGAGCTTTAACTATTAATAAAAATCTCTTATATGGAAAAGAAAACTCTATAAGAGAAACTGCTGATGATATTCTTATTTCATCTCTTAATAATTTACAATATACAATATCTGGATATTCTCAAGATATTCAAGATCAATTCTCTGATGATGGAACTCAACACTCCCCAATTATTGGATGGGCGTATGATGGAAATCCAATTTATGGATCATATGGATACTCTGATCCAGATGACGAAAACTCAGATATCAAGAGTCTAGTTTCTGGTTATACTTTAAACACCTCAAATATCCAAAATAGACCATCTGGATTTGATCCTGGATTCTTTGTAGATGACTATAAATTTACTAATACTGGAGATCTTGATGAGTATAATGGAAGATATTGTGTAACACCAGAATTTCCTAATGGTGTATATGCATACTTTGCAACATCAACCCAAGACATTTTTGGAAATGTTATAGGACAGTTCCCATACTTTATCGGTAATAAGTATAGATCTAAGTTTATTTCTGAAAATAGTAGTTTAGATCAAACTTTTGATTTTAACGAATCTAATCTAATCAGAAACACACTACCATACAAGGTAAACGAAGAATTTGCTGGGAATGATTTTATCATTGAGTCTAATGATATTATCAATCAAATAACCGTAGTAGATTCTGTAACTTCTGGACCTGTTGTTTCTTATGAAATAATTGATGAAGGTGATGGATATAAAATTGGCGACTCAGTTCAATTTGATCAAAGTAACACTGGTGGATCTGGTCTTTCCGCTCAAATTTCTGAAGTAACAGGCAAGCAAATTGATAATATTAATACTAATGTAACTTCTTATGATGATGTAGTATTCACTTGGAATGGTGGCGATCAGGTAAAAGTAACTATTGATCCATATCACACTCTAAACAACTTAGATTATGTAACAATTTCTGGATTCTCTACAGAACTATCTCTACTTAATGGATTTAGTCAGATTGGAGTTACATCTTACACTTCTTCACTATCAAAAGATATTCCAGCATACTCTGTTGCTGGTGTAGTTACAGACATCTATGTAAATAGAATTCCAGACAACATTTCTATAGGAAGTTCTATAAAAATTGAACAAGAAACCCTATCAGTCATCAATATCTTTAATGAAGATAGTGTTCTTAGAGTTGTAAGAGAAACTACTGGAGCTGCTCATACTGCAACAACTGTAGTAAATTACATCCCCAATACTTTTACGATTGATAAGTCGGTTTCTTATTTTGATTCAAAGGTAAACGATACCTATTACTTCAATCCTAAACAGTCTGTTGGTGTTGGTACTACCTCTGGAGTTGGAGTTTCAACCACTTTTGTAATTGGAACTCGTAATATCCCAACATCAATTCCAACACGGTCCATTTACTTACCAAATCATCCTTTTACAACCAATCAGCAAGTAGTTCTTAGAAAGTTACCATCTTCTTCACCTATTTCAGTATCTGATACATCTACAAGCACTGCATTTGATTTACCATTCTCTTTGGATCAGCAGATAGTATATGTAATTAAGAAATCTGTTGATCATATTGGAATTGTTACTCAAATTGGATTAACTACCTCCACTAGTGGACTGTTCTTTAGAAATAATGGTACAGATAGTTATCAGTATTCAATTCAATCAAATTACCCACAGATAAAGGGTGATGTTGATAGTATTAAATCTACCGTTTCAATTTCAACATCTCACGGACTTCTATCTGGAGATAAAGTTGATTTAGAGGTAAAACCAAATCTATCTGTTGGTATTGGAACATCATTAGCGATTAAAGTTAAGTATGATTCTATCAGAGAAAGATTAATCATTAATCCCGTATCATTCGACTCATCTGGAATCAATACGGTAACGAATCAGATTACAATACAAAATCACACCTTTACTACTGGTGATAAGATTTTATATTCAAGCACTGTACCTGCATCTGGATTAACGACAGGTTTCTACTACATCTATAAGGTTGATAATGATAACATTAAATTATGTGATACTTTAATTGATTCTACTAGCACTCCACCACTTGTTGTTGGTATAACAAGTGCTCCATCTGCTACACATCAGATATCTCCTATCAACCCATCACTAAATGTAGTTGCTAATAATAATGTAGTATTTGATTTATCAGATTCTTCTCTATCTGGATACAACTTTAAAATATTCTATGATAACACCTTTAAGGATGAATTTGTTTCTACTGGATCTACAAATACTTTCTCAGTTTCTGGAGTAGGAACTGTAGGTGTATCTACTACAGCATCATTGACTATAAATTATAGTTCTGGATTCCCATCTAAGTTATTCTATAATTTAGAAAAATCTGGATATATTAGCACTGCCGATACTGAAGTTACAAACTACTCGCAAATTTCATTTGTGAACAGTGTTTATAATGGATCTTATAACATTTCAGGAGTAGGAACAACCACATTTGTAATTTCTCTACAACAATTACCAGAGAACTTAACTTATAATTACTCAGATTGTGATATTCTCAAATATAAGACTACCTCTCGCACTGCTTCTGGAGGAATTTCTAAGATCAGGACTATATCACCTGGTGTGAATTTCAAAAAAATTCCATCATTTGTGGGAACAGATTCCATCAATGGAAGAGGCGCTTATGTAGTTGCGAAGTCAGAATCTATTGGAAAAATAAATCAAATAAGAATCGTAAATGAGGGATTTGAGTATCCATCAGATAAAACTTTGAGACCAGCTGCTTCAATAGCATCTCTACTTACTATAAAGAATTCTAATACTATTTCAGAAATTGAAGTAACTAATAATGGAAAAAATTATGTTAGTGCTCCTAATTTAATTGTTGTAGATAGTGAGACTGGATCCAGAATTGATTCTGGTTTACTAGTTGCAAATCTTTCTGGAACTTCTATCATTTCGGTAGATATTGATCAGGAACCAAAAGGTCTCCCATCAACTCCAGTTACAATTAGAGCTATCAATAATACAAATGGGGTTGGTATTAATACCATAACATCTTCATCTTCTGGAATAGTTACTTGCTATCTTGTAACTCCTCTAAGTGGATTCGGAACAGAACCATTTTCAGTTGGAGACAGAATTTATGTAGAG